TGTTGCAAATGTTCAGTTTGCTAATGCTATGTTTAGAAATGTAAATTTATCAACTGCTAACTATGACAGTCTATTAATAGGCTGGGATGCTCAAACTTTACAGAATAACGTACAATTTGACGGTGGATTCTCTAAATATTCAGCAGGAGCAGCAGCAACAGCAAGAGCTAATATAATAAGTACTTATAACTGGACAATTTCAGACGGAGGTCAAGTATAATGCATCATATCACATACCCAACAATTGAGCCGACTTTTTTTATAGCTTATACTGGTAATCAAGTGTTCCATTATGGAACATTAACAAGTTTAAATTGTGTGGACACAGGACAAGAATTTTTAGAAATCTATACAGATGAAACACTTTACAGAAATAGAGCTGAAGAATTAGGTTTTGAAATAAAAGAAGAATTACAAATTGATGAATAACTACTAAAAGGGTACTTTAAAAATTAAACTTACATAATTTAAAAAAACATGTTACTAATTTATTATAAATATTTTAAAAAATTATGATTATAAAACTAGACGAAAACACAAAAGAAAATAATATTAATTTTGCACAACTTTTAAGAGTTGGTAAATTTGCATATTTAGACCGCACTTTAAATTTTACTAAAGAAACATTAAAACAGCTAAAAGAAAACTTTGATAAAAATATAAGGGGTGTCGCGCTTGCAGTTGATTATTTCCATGAAGCATACGACAAAGCTGCAGGCTGGATTAAAAGTCTTGAGCTGCGTAACAATTCAAGTGAGTTATGGATGGAAGTTGAATGGACAGAAAACGCAAAAAAACAAATATTGAGTAAAGAATTGCGTTATATATCAGCCGAATTAAACGAAAATTACACAGATAAAGAAACCAAAAAAAATTATGGTCCGGTTTTATATGGTGCAGGTTTAACAAATAGACCACATATTAACAAAATGTCGGCTATATTGTCAGAAGATACAAAAGACGAAACTATAAAATTTATTAACACAAATGAAAAGGCAATAAAAATGGAATTTCAAGATTTATTAAATATGATAGATGATTTGACAGCTGATGAAAAAGCTCAAATCTTAGAAAAAATTAACGAAAAACTAGAGTCTGAAGTTGAAGAAGTTGAAGCAACTGAAGACAATAAAGAAAATGCAAAAGCTGAAGACCATGAAAAAGTCAAAATGGATGAGCAAGAAGAAAAGCCAAGCGATGCAGAAAAAGTCGAAGATACTAAAAAAGTTGAAGAGGCTATAAAAGTTAAACTTTCAGAAGATTCTATAAAACTAGAAGATGAAAACATTAAATTAAAAGAAGAAATTGAAACTTTAAAAAAAGAAAAACGTTTTAATATTTTATTATCAGAAGGTGTTGCAGTTGAATCACAAAGAGAAGCCTTTTTAAATAATGACATTGAAGCTTTTGCAAAAAATAGCATAAATGTAAACCTTCAAGAAAAAGGCACAGATAAAACAAAAAACACTGAAATTTCAGCAGACCAAGCAATTACAAAATTAAATGAAATAGCTGATAATAAAGTTAAAGAATTTGGTTATACTTTTGATAATGCTTTTAAATATGCATTAAAAGAAAATCAAGAACTTGCTAACATAATTAAATAATAACAATAAAAAAAGGATTTAAAAAATGGCTTCTTTTCCAGTACCTAATAATATTTTAAATTTGCCTGCAGCTGGCGACCTATCAAGTAACCAATACGCAGCGGTTAGCCTTGGGGCTTCTGGCGTGGATGTTGCATTAACAGACGCTAAAGCAATTGGCTTTTTAATGAACGCACCCGAAGTAGGTGAAGTTTGCGAAATTGCGTCAATTGGTGGCGGTGCAAAAGGCATTGCAGGCGGTGCAATAACTCAAGGCGATTATTTAAAAGTTGACAGTGGTAACGTTGTTGTTGCTACTTTACCAACAGATAACGTTGTTGGCCAAGCTTTACAAGATGGTGTACCCGGTGATGTTATTGCAGTTTTACCGCTTTTTAACTTTGGTTCATAATAATTAAATAATAAGGATAATAAAATGTCAGGATCACAAAATAGAGCAATTGTTGATAAATTATTAACAAATGTAAGTAATAAGATAGTCCCTATGGGTTATATCTCAGAGGAAATTTTACCAGTAATTAACGTAAAACAAACAACGGGTAAACTTGGCGGTTATGGTACTTCACACCTACGCATTGAATCGGATATTACAATAGGAAAAAACAAAATCCCTAGAGTTGACACTCGTAATTATACTACACAAGTATATGAAGTTGTAAAACATGGTTTAAGCGATATTGTAACTGAAGAAGACGTGGCAAACGTTGAGGCACCTTTTGATGCTATGAGCGATACAACAAGCGAGCTAACAACTAAGCTTTGGCTTGGTAAAGAGCGCGGTCTTGCTACAACTTTAGGAGATACTGCAGTAATAACTCAAAATGTTACATTGTCAGGAACTGATCAATACAATGATTATACATCTGCTAATTCTTCACCTTTAGAAGATTTTAACACAGCTAGACAATCAATTTATTCATCTGTTGGAACTCCTCCAGATACTGCTGTAATGAGCTGGGAAGTATTTAACATTTTAAGATACCATCCTCAAATGCTTAGAGCTTTAGGATATGCAGACAACAGACCAGGCGGACTTTCTCAAGATGAGCTAGCCTTTGCAATGGATGTAAAACGTTTATTAGTCGGGACTGCTGTTTTTGAAAGTGCAGCTGAAGGACAACCAAGCGCAATACAAGCCGTATGGGGTAAAAATGTAATTTTCTGCGTAGCTCCTCAAACAGCTGCAAGAGGTCAAGTTTCTTTAGGTTACAGAATCCAGCAATTCGGCGCACCTAGAGAAGTTTTCAAAAATGCTATTGATAATCCACCAAATGCAACAGAGATTATCGTTTTAGATAGATATCAACAATTATTAAGCTCAGTTAACGCAGCTTATTTAATTAAAGATGCAGTAGCATAAGTCGCAAGCTTCGATAAAAGGGGGGGTGGTTTAACCTCCCCTTAATTACAAAATAAAAAAAGTTTTAGTTATGGAAAAAAAAACAAAAAATAAAAAATCTATAAGTAAAAAAACTAAAAATAAAAAAGATTCTGAAAATGTTATTATAAAAGAGGTAGCAAAAGAGGAATTAAAAGAGGAATCAAAAGAAAAATATATAATGGTTTGCAATGTTAAATATGGCAACGAAATATATAAAATTGGTGACGAAGTGCCTAAGCCTTTACAAAAACTATTTTTAAATAAAAAATTTTGCAATATCTGCGAAGGGTAAAAAATGACATACGCAACAATAGACGATATAGAAGCAGAATTAAAAGGCATTAATTTCACCGCAACAAGTCAAGTTACTTCAACAGCAGTAGATAATTTTTTATTACAAACTGACGCCTTAATAAATTCTTATATTTATGAGCGTTATGAACTACCAATAACAGGTCTTGAATCATTAGAAATATTAAAAAAAATAGAAATTGATTTAGTTGTATGGCGTGTTAGTAAAATATTAGATTTAACAAAATCTGAGCCAATACCGGCAGGAGGAGTGCCACAGGAAATAACAGAAGGTTCTGCATATAGACAAAGCATGGCTTTGTTAGCATCTATAAAAGCAAATAAAAACGATTTACCCGATGCTGTAGAAATTAGCCCTACTTCACCACTTGCAAGTTTTCATAGTGACCCTAATAATTCAAATATAACGCCGTTTTTTGATATGGAGTCGCAACAATGGTAACGGGTTTTATATCTTATGAAGTTGACAACGATAACCAATTTAAAAACGCATTAAATAAAGCTATAAAGTCGGTTGGTGATTTACGTTTTCCGATGGGTGAAATTTCACGCGATATATTTAAAAATACAAAAAAAAATTTTATATTAAAAGGCGATGGAAAATATCCACCTTTATCACCAAAATATAAAGCATATAAAAAGAAAAAAAGACCAACTGCCCCAATTTTAGTTTTTGATGGTGATTTGCGCGACTCAGTAACAGGCACAGGCAACCAAGACACAATTAGAAACATTGGAAAACAATCACTTGTTCAAGGTACAAAAGTTTCTTATGCAAAGTTTGTGCAAGAAGGCACTGATTTTATGCCTGCAAGAAAATTTTTATTTATAGATGATGCACAAATAATAAGACTAAAAAGAATTTTACAAGATTACGTTAACGCAAAACTAGAGGTTGTGGGCGATGTCGTGTAAATTTGATATTGAATTATTTCGCAATAGTATAATTCAATTAATACAAGATAAATTAAATATTAAAATTACTGAAATAAACGCAGAAAAAAACGATGATTTTAATATTACTGATATTTTACCAGAAAATTATTATAATGATATAAGCGATCAAGTATTAAATGTTTCACCTTTTATATATTATGGTTTCGTAAGTTTAGACAGTAGCACCACAGGAACAACAACACAAACAACTATCACAATGTTTATAAGTGTAGTTTTTGACAATACAAATACTTATTATGCCAATGATTATGGAACTTATGGAAGCGGAACAGAAACAAAGGTATTAAGATATACAAGAGCATTAAAAGAGGTAATCCAAGATAATTTTAAAAAATTTGCTTGGGCTTCCCCTTTAAGTGTTACAGAGTTTACCCCTCAAGATTTTGAATTAAATAAAGGAAGTGATTTTAAAGTCGGGGGAATACATGTAACAGGAACAATATACGGTTAATTTTTTTTTATATGGAGTAAATCATGCTATCACAACCTAAAACAATTTTTGGAATACATCAGCTAACAGCTTATAATATTTGTAATGGTGAGCCTTACGGGACTGCTAAAGTTCTAGGCTCTGCTGAAATTGCAAGTAGTGGGGAACTAGTTCCATTAAATGGCGGTTCTTCAAAATACCCTTGGCAAGTTGAAAGGGGTTTAATTACTAATGAGGTAACTTTAACACTTAGAGAATACCCGAACTTTTTATATGAATTATTACTTGGTAAAGCTCCAACAGTAACAGGGGCAGAAACTGGGGGCAGTGTTTCCACCTTGGAAAATGTTGAGGGTTCAAGCGTTTCAGATGCTACAACAGGGATTGCAAGCCTTGCTATATCTTCCGCTGTTGACGTTAAATACTCTGAGTATGTTGTTGTTGCGGTTTCAGCTACAGAAGTTGATGTTTATGCTTATACTGATGTTGACTTTGCACAAGGTGCCGCTGGTGAATATGAAAACGATGCTTTAAAAATTACAGCTACACCATTAACAATTACAACAGGTGT